CGGCCCTCTTCCTTGATATAAAGATCTTCTATTTTTTTAGCAGCATCAGTCATCCATTTGCTCCTGTTTTTCTAGCAGGCCCGAGAGTTCCTGTAAAACGTAATTCAGGGCATTTAATTCGCCCATGAGTTCCCTATATTGTTCTATAGAGTTTATACCATTATTTTCCAAAATATCCAGAACATTACTTTTCCTATCTTTAATAGTTCTTTGTACAAATTGAACAATAGCAAAAGAGTCCATTAAACTTTTGCCCCATCTTCCCGCACTCCCAAGGACATGTTGGCAGAAAAAGAGCGCCGCTCCCCCTCCCCATAAAACGGATACGCGGTATGAAACAAATAGGCAGGAAAAATATACAAATCGCCCGCTTTGGGCTGTACGCATAAGTTTCCGGGGCAACAAACCAAAGACGTTCCATAAATAAAATCCAAATAACCTTCCGTAGCTTTTTTATTTACATGTCGATTATTTGTGTCCGATATAAGCTCTGGCACCTTTAAATAAAGCACACAGGAATAACTCCCACTTGTGTGCATATGTGCTGGGTTGTAGTCATTCTCAAAAGCTCTAACAAACCAGCTTTTATGAACAATCAGCTTTTCAATATCTTCGGAATGCTCTGGTACACAATGCTCGTAAAGGCCTTTTGTCAGCGTAAAAAGCATACCCCCAATATCGGGAGTTTGTTCAAGATCGTGGGCCAACTCTTCTTGGACGTGTCCAACAAGATCTTTAGAAATGTTCTGTTCTTCACGTTGGTCGCTTTCTAAAAGTGCGTCACAAGACGTGTTAAGAAGCGCCAACATTTCTGACGGGACCGTAGTCTTTAGTATGCGAGGACCAAAAGGCCCCAGCACTTCAGCTTGTATCTGATCCATTCTTATACGGGCGTTAGGGGTACATCCAAAAGAAGTTCATAAGATTTTTTTTGCGTTTTATCCAAGCGGTTCAACCAGCCCTTACCAAAGGTGCTGAATGTACGCAGCCGTCGATAAAATAATTCCCTTTCCTTGCTAAATTCACTAATCAAATCCGATGTGGAATGCGTACGCACAGCCGCCAGTGTTAAAGGTCCAATAGCACCATCCGGCGTCACATCCACAAGTTTTTGCAGAGCTTTAGCGGATCTTGACGGCCCAGAGTTCACGGCCCAATCAAAAACACTAAAGTCCAATCCGTCTGGTAACTCATCTCCACAAACCTTGTCCCAATAGCTCTTTTTATAAATATCCTTGGCGTGTTCCAAAGGAAGCTCTTTCATCTCTTCTTCGGTAACCGATCTGCCTAGATATTTTTCATAGACTTTTTGTGTAATACCTAGATTAGTACGACCACCGGGGTCTTCAGGATGATTTACATAGCCACCCTCATGCTCCAGCACATACCCAAGACATTTATCAAAATTAGTTTGCATTATTTACGACTCATCCAAGCTGTGACTCCCATATACGCACCGACGATACCCGCCTGCGCGATATAAAAGAGTCCTAATATTTCACCCAAAGCGGTAACGCGGGTCTCGGGTACGAAGGGCATAAAAAGACAGGCACTGAAAATAATCATGCTGCCAATGGCCGACCAAGCCATGCGCTTTTGTGCCTCGCTTTTCTCCTCTCGAAGCTCAAGCTCCAACATTTCCTTGGAACGTGCAATTTCCTCATCTGTAACGGTGCCATCCTGATCTAAGTCATACTCGGCAAACTTACTGCCCACTTCGAGTTTTTTAGGGTTCATCTTTTTTTCTTACCCTTATTTTTTTTACGCCGTTTATCAGCATTACGCAGAGCAATCGCAATAGCCTGATTCTGTGGGTAACCTTCGTCCATCAGCCGCCTGATATTTTCACTGATGACCTGATCACTGGAACCTCGTTTAAGCGGCATAATTAAGCGATGGTAAAACGTCCACCCCGTTGAGCCGCGCCCATTCCACGTTTTTTACCAGTTGTAATTTTAGCTTTCCCTATGTCTGGTGTTTTTTCTTCAATGGTCTTGGCATAAGGAATACTGCCCTGACCTTTAATCACCGCCTTATTTTGCGGGGTTGGCGCTTCAACAGAGCCACTAATAATTTTTACTACACCCATAGCTATTGTCCCCTATTATCTTGTTGCTGTATACGAATTATCTCACGTTCTCTCGCAGCGTCAATACGGGCTTTGGTTTGACCCTCCTGACTTGCGAGGCGTTGTTGAAATTCCTGACCTTTACGAACTTCTTTCTGCTGATCAAGCTGCAATTCGGCTTGATCCTGTGCAATGTCCGCCTGACTCTTCTGACCCTTGATTGCCAGTTCCTGCTCTTTCAACGCAATCAACGGATCAGGACCGTCCTGTTGACCCATATTGGCAATTTGGTCACTCAGCACCTTCAAGTTTTGCATTTCCTGTGCAATTAGTTGCGCCGTTAAGGCCTCTAGCTCATATTGTGCTTGACCTTCATCAACAGCCCCTTGCTGACCCGCAGCTTCCCGCTGCTGCATAAACAGAACTTGCGCCTGTTCCTGCGCCTTGAGCTTGGCATGTTCCATCACATGCTTCTGTAAAGAAATAGCTGTCGCAGGAAGTCCCTGTACACTTCCAGAAGTACCAAAAACCAAATGCGCCATAATATGAGCATCGTGGTCCTGTCCGCTAAATGCCTTCAGATCTGTATTTTCCAACGCATCAATGTTCTCTTGTGCTGGATCTTTAGGCTCTGGTTCATCGGTGGAAGGCGTATTTAATAACTTTTCAATATCCCGTACACCCAAGGCTTCGTACATGCGTCGAAACGCCTCATGCAGGTTGTGCATTTCTGGAGCCTGCGTAGCAAGCTGCATTTGTGTTTGCGCCAAGGTTATTCGTTGCGCCTGAGAAAACACATTTGGGTTTGAAACCGGAATAACATCAATCCGATCATCAAAATCCTGCGCTTTAATATCTCGATTAGCATTCTCAACAGCGTATGGATATTCCGAAGGCAAATAATCCGCCATAATCCGCGCCAGAAGTTTGAACTCCTGCCGCATGGCATAATGCATCCGCTTATGTACCGCACTCATTACACGAGTACCCTGCTCTAACATGGCAATCGTCGTACCTACAGCGGCTCCTTGGTTACCATCCCCGACCTTCAAATCCGTGATCGTGGCAAACCGTTGACCCGCTTCAACCACAAAACCCAAAAGCTGAAATAACGTGGCATCCGGCCCCTTGAAAGGTAATGGCATCAAACTGTCTCGAATAGCCCCGCCCGGCGCATCCACGTCTCGGAACTCTCCGGGCTGTAATGGATCTTCATCATCCCTGATCCGCAGCCCACGGGCCTTGAATCCTGCGGGAAGGTTCGACAGCGTACCTGCGTCAATAAGCTGACGTAATGCCGCCGTGGCTGTGCGAGACAAGCCACCAATCGTGTGGATCAGGCCCAACCCATAAAAACCAAATCCGGGCAGAAACTTATAATGCACAAAATACTGAATTTTTCGTTTCTGCTCGTCGTCTTCCTTATAGTTCCGACGAATAGCCAGTACCTGTCCATTATCTTCACTAATCGTAACCACATACGGAATTTTTATTCCGGTGGGCTCCCCGTCTTCTCCGACCTCTTCATAACCCGGCAAGTCCAAGTCCACGTGGCATTCCAGCAACGTGCAATCGTAGTCGATAGTCGATGGATGAATGCCTTCAAGTTGTTCCACCTCTCTGGATATACCAGAGCTTTCAGCTTGCGAAGGATGGACCGGCACATCTCGATAAAAGCCTGAAATTTGCTTTTTACGGAGATCATTAAGGGGTGTTCTGACAACCTGCGTAATATTTGGGCAGGTTTCAAGGTCGTTTGCTTCAAATGGGACAATAAGTTGTTCCGCAGGAACAAAGCTACTGACTGCACGTTCCATTGACTCATCGTAATACACCTTTTTGAAAGTAGAACCGGCCAAAGGGAGGTAAAACAACATTTGATCAAATTCGGGGGTGTATTCTTCCATCACGTTAGTGATGTAATAATTCATAAACTCACGAACACGCTGAGACTGTTGCTCCTTTTCTTCTGTTAAATCCCCCATAATGGCTGTTCTTACGGGACCACCGGGCGGCAATAATTCGTTAAAGGCCTGCGCTTGAAATTGAGTGGCCGCTTCCGCTAAAAGGGGATGGGTTACCCCTGTTGCACCACGAAACGGCTGTGTTCGATCTTCGTAAGTAAAACCCAATAGTTCCAGACCGTCTGCATAGGCTTTTTCCCAATCGCCCCGCGACATTTTATTGGCTTCAAACTCCGCCGTTAGCTCATTGGCTATCATGCCAAGTTCGCGGTCATCCAGAACTTCTGCCAAGTTATCGTAAAAATCACCCTCTTCACGATTTTTACGACTACTTGGATCCAAATCAATGACAACGCCGCCGTCTTCCTCTTCCTCTATTTCAATTCCCGCCGGAATAGCATTAGAAGAAGAAAGCAAAGTTCCGGGCTGCTCGATTTCAATATCAAGAGCCATATCGTCTAGGTCCGGGTTATTGTTTTGTCGCTCTATCAGCGATACACGAGGATCAGTAGCCATATTTTATATCCTGATTTTTAAGCATTACATAAACATTGATCGTGCGGTTTCATTCATAGATCCTACGCCACCCCCGTTAGCATAACCACGAGTCATGTTTCGCGCTATCCCATTAAGAGAACTGACGCCGCCGCCTTTGATAATGGGACCGCCTGCGGCCCTGCTCAATACCGGCTGGCCCTCTTCCCGTATTTTCTTTGCCATCGCGTCCGTGATATGCACCACGAAGCGGTTTGCACTAAGGTGTGAATAAGGCGTCTCTAGGGATCGAGGAAACCCTACGTCGCCATATGCGCCCGCCCATTGCTGTTTTTTAGGTTCAATCACGGTACGGCCAAAAAAAGCATCTTCTTCTTTACCCACTTTGTCGGGATTCTGTTTGTAATACTTGTTTTCTTTTTCCTTCGTCTTGAATTTAGGCTTCACATAGCCGCCCAGATCACGGACTATTTTCTTTGCCAGATTTGGAATGGTTTCTTGGTAAATGGGTTCAAGCTTTGTCTCGCCCCATCTTGTTACCTGATCCCCATAATTAGAAAAGACCACGTAGTCCTGCCCGTTGTCCACAGCTTCCTTCAATAACCGGCTAATAGCTAAACTAAGTACCGGAGATTGGTCAACACTTCCTTTTTTATCGCCGCTTTCCAGAAAGGGGGAATACGCCTGTTTTCGGTCTAGCGCCATTATCTCATCCTCTATTTCGGTCGATTCTCGTCGGGCGATTTTTCGGAGGGTTTGGCCTTCTGGGGTGCCGAAATCTGGAAGGGTGCTATATTTAACGCGGATCTGGCTTAATTTGTCTAGCAATTCTGCCTTTCGAGAAATATCTTCCGGTCGAAGTATTCCCCTACCTATGGCCCCTTGTGCCCAGTCAGACTGAAATTCCTCGGCATAAAGGACATTCTCGTGGTCTACGCCATTAATCTCGACGGGCCGATCTGTTACCCGAAGATGCACCAGTGTATTTTCGGGAAAATTATGCGCGGAAGACCCGCCGGGTTGTGTTTGCGCCTCAGTAAGTGGTTTAAAGGCGGCCATCGGAGCTTGTTCAGAGAGCTTGTTAATAAGCTCCC